GAATTAGATGTGCATGATGACCAATCTAAGTTGTACAAAAAACAAATGGAAAAAACTGGTCTTAACCATTCACAAGTGAAAGCTGGTAATTGGGCTAGTATGATTGGACAAGGTGAAGGTACTGATACAATGTCACCAAAAGATTTCTTAGATGATGAAGGTAGAAAATTCTTAGAAGATGCGGTTAAAGAAGCTGGATTTCCACCAATAGAAAATTTTGATAATCCAACGGGAGAAGTACCCAATGAAGAAAATCCAGAAGGAAGTGGTGATAAAGGAACATTATTCAGATTAGCATTTCCAGAAGATAATGGCGATAAGGAAACAAAAATAAATGATATTCAAGTTGCATTTAATGAAATTAGAGATGAAAATATTTTAGAGAAAACAAAAGAATTACAAGCAAAAGGTAAAATACCAATTACTATTGCAGGTGAAGGTCATATTGATTTGGTTAATAATATGATGAAAAATGAAAATGTACAATATATGAATGAAGAAAATTTACAATTAGCTGATAAATTAATGTTAGAAATGATTTATGAATTTATAGATGAGGCTAAGCCAAATGCAAAAGCACAACGTATATTAAATCAACGCATAAAATACAAAGAAGATGGAGTTGACCACGATATAAAAGTATCAACTGCACTAAAATATAAAAATTCAGAAAAGGGAGGTCAAAAGAAAGCATATAGAGATGCTTTACAATTGTTGAAAAAAGCTGGGGTTGCTATTCCTGATTCTGGTACTACTAAAAAACCTGTTGGTAAAACAATAGCACCTAGTGGTTTTAGACAAACGCCTGATATGGAAAAGAAACCAACTAAGGCGGCACCTAAAGCAGAACCAACACCAAGAAGTGAAACTAATAACCCTCACAAAAAAAATGGCGATGAAGGTAAAACTATATTAGATATAAAGCCGGAAGAAATTGATTCTATATTAGAAAAATATGTAAATGCAGGTGAAGCAACTCCTGATGATATGAGAGAGTTGGCACCAAAATACTCAAATCAAGATATGGCTGATGGGTATTCGGATGAAGATTACTATTCAAAAAATAAAAAACGTACAACCGCAGTTAGAAAACAACCATATAAGGTAAATAACAAAACAAGATTAGAATTAAAAAACGCAGGATTCCCTGAAAAATATATTAAATTTTTAGAAAGATGTATTAATACACAAGTTAAGGGTAAGAAACCACCTGTAACTGAATTAATCGCTCAGGGTGGAGCAGGGCAAATTCAATCTCAATTTGGTGAAGTGATGGCAATGGCATTTATGTCAATCAGAGACCCACAGCAAAGAAGACAACTTGCTGATATTATGAACGCTGAAATACAAAAATCAGTAGAAGAATTTGGTGGTGGTAAGCAAAGTCCAATTGCAACTAAAGATTGGGTTGAAGCATCACTAACACATGCCGAAGCATTTGATTCAGCAATGGATGAGAAGTATGGTAAAGGACAATGGAAATTTGAAGGAGCTGCTTGGGATATTAAAGGTGATATAGAATCATTGGGATTGGATTATAAAAATAAAGGATTCTCAACTGATGTAATGTTAAGAGTTCAACCTTTAGATAAAAATGGTAAACCAAACGGACCGGCTCGAGCACAAAAGAACTCATTAAAAAAAGATGAAAACATTTTCTTCTTTAATGGTTCAATTAATGAAGTTAATAATTTTGTATTAAATTTCTTAGATGAGAAAGAAAGAAAGAGAGTAAGAGGATATGAAGCAATATCAACAAAAGCGGGAGCATCAAATAAAAATCCAGAAGATAGAGCGGCAGCATTAGCAGCAGCTGAAAGAATTACAGGGTTAAAAGGAGCTAAAGCAGTAGCGGCATTAAAACAAAAGTCAGCAGATATTAGAAACAAAGCTTTTGAAGCAGCACCACAAAATGTTAAAGATGCAGTTTCTAAAGTTAGAAATTTTGGAGCAGCTCAAACGGCATCTGCTGAAAGATTAATTAAAACAGTAAATACTGATATTAAAAATCCAAACAATGTAATTGATAATGCAAAAAACATTGATGGTGGTGATAAGGATTTTGCTAAATTCTCATATAAAGCAGTTAAAGAATGTAAAGCTAGTGGTACTAAAGATATGACTACATGTATAAGACAAAAATTAAGTAAAGCTGGTGAAGATACAACTGATGATAGAATATGTAAAGTAGCTGTTTTAGCTTCTAAAGTAGCTATAGCTGCTGGTGATACTAACGCTGAAAAGGCTTTAAATAAACACTATAATTTAGCAGTTGAAGCTGGAAACGCTTTAATGGAAGTATTACCTGAAAGTGAAGAACTAATGGGAGGTTTGATGCAGAAATTAGCAGATGCATTCCCAATGAAGACTTGTATGCAGGGTGAAGAATTTATGTGTATTGATGGTATGAAAGTAACACAAAAGACTTTACAAACTGTATTTGGTGTGGATTCTTATGATGAATTACAAAAAGGTATGAAATTAAAGAGATTACCAAGTGGTGAAACTATATTGGTATATGGTGCTAAAGATAAAAACGGAGAAGATATTCCTATTGGTGTGGTTGGTGCTAGACAAAAGGGTAAGGGATACGAAGGAACTGTTGGTTTTGAGATATCTTGTTCTGATGATTTTGCATTGGCTGTAGCTGAAGCAAATAAGAAAAACGGAGATGCATCGGAATCAAATGAAAAAGCTAGACAATCTATTGGTAAGAGAGTAGCTACTAGAAAAGTAAAGGCTGATAAGAAAAAATAGAGTTTTTACCCTTCCTTTTGATTTTTTATATTTATAGGTAATAAAAGAAACAAGAGGAAGAATGAAGACACAGTTACTTTGTACATTTACAACAAAGGAGGAGTTACAAAACACTCTACAACAAATAAGAGAGACTTATCATATAGTCTACAACTATATCTATATATTACAAAACAAATCCAATTTAGAGGAATTGTTTGTAACTTATAATATAGATACTGCTTTCCAACCGGAGACTCCATTGGAAAATACAATCCTAATACATAGAAAGAAAGAATCTAATTCACTTTACACTATCAATGCTCTTAACGAATTGGTTAAAGAGGAAAATGGTGGGGTGTTAGATACATCTTTTGTCATTAATTGGCAGAAGTTTAAGAATTCAATCATATTAACAAACGCCGAAGGTACTAAGAAAATACAAACAAGAGTTTTTGAAGTAATTGATTTCGGACAAGGAAATAAAGAAGTTACGGAAGAACAATCTAAATAATTTTTATTATGTTATTAAAAAAAGGTGATAATAACGAAAACGTAAAGTTAATGCAACAAAAGCTGGGTATTGAGCCGGCGGTAACTAACTTTGGACCTAAAACTGAAGCAGCTGTAAAAGAATGGCAAGCAAAGAATGGTTTAACTGCAGATGGTATTGTAGGACCATCAACTTGGGCAAAGATTATGGGAGAATCTGCAGCAGCTCCTACTCCAATCGTATCTGCACCAATAGCACCAGTAGGTGGATTAAAATTAGATAAATTAAAAGGACATATTCCTGATGCAGTAATCGCAATGATTCCTGATACGGCAGCTAAGTTCCAAATTAATACTCCATTAAGATTAGCACACTTCTTAGCACAATGCGGACATGAGAGTGGTGGATTTAGAGTAACGCAAGAAAACCTAAACTATTCAGCTAAAGGATTGGCTGGTATCTTTAAGAAGTATTTCCCAACTGAAGCAGCAGCAACTCCGTATGCTAGACAACCACAAAAGATTGCAAACAAAGTATATGCAAATCGTATGAGTAATGGTTCTGAAGCAAGTGGAGATGGTTACAAATTCAGAGGTAGAGGATATATCCAATTAACGGGTAGAGATAACTACACTCAATTTGGTAAAGCAATTGGTGAAGATATAGCAAATAACCCAGATGTAGTTAGCAGTAATTATGCATTATTATCCGCAGCATGGTTCTGGTCTAAGAATGGATTGAACAAATTAGCAGATGGTGGAGCAGGTGATACTGTGGTAACATCTATTACTAAAAGAGTAAATGGAGGAACAATCGGATTGCCTGACAGAATCAAACACTTTAAAGAATATTATCATTTATTGGCATAAAAATTTGGTAGATTTCTAAAAAAGTTGTATATTTATAGTATAATGTAAAAAAAATGGCAAATATTAGATTAAAAGAATTATTATCTGAAGCTGAAGACTTTCAAGCTAGAAGTAAAGAAACTGGAAAGTTAGTACACTTTAAATCAAAAGATACATACCAAGCTGCAATTAAAGCTGGTACTCACTTAGACCCTAAAGCTAAAAAAGGCGGAACTGCTAAAGCAGCTACAAAACCAAATGATATGTTTGGTGGAGATTATGCAAAAGATAGAGGTGGTGAAACTTCTAAAGATAATACATCAATCGATGGACAAACTGATGATGAATTATACGATGCTTTGTATGATATGGGATATGATTTCGGAGAACTTGGTAGTGATGATTTTGATGAAGAAGGATTTGCCGATGCAGCAATGAATTTAGGTTACCGATATGATGACAAGAATAAAGTATGGAATCATAGAGATACAATGGATAGTAGTGAATCTCCTAAATCAACACCAACTCCAAAAATGTCTGGAAATTGGAAACCTGACGAAGATGGTAAATTGAGTTCAGACGCAGCAGATGATGTAAGAAATTATTTAAATGATGTAATAGGCGCTGATGGTATGGCTGAAATAGATTATAATACTGGAAATATTCAATATGGGTTATCGGATGGTGAAAATAGTATATTTGTTGGTAATGATGGTGGTACATATAATGTATCATTTGAAGGACCTTCTATGGATTTAGATAAAATTGAACAATCGTATAAATCATTCAAAAATCCAAAAGATGCATTATTATATGCTGGTGAATTAGCAAAAGCAAATAGGAAAGAATTGGAACAAAAGCAAGAATCAACGAAACTAACATCAATGATTAAAAAATAACTAAAAGGGAGAAACTAAAAATTCTCCCTTTTTTTATTTGGTAGTATCGGGTATTTTTCGTATCTTTGAGTAAATCTCAAACCCATATAAATGCTTAATTCGGTTATAAAATATACTTCAAAAAAGATTTGGAAAGTCCAATAAATTGTTGTATATTTGTAATCTCTTTATATTTATATACATAGAGGGTGAAGGACACTCACCTAAATAAAACCATAAAACATAAACTCTTAAAACGTAAAAAAATGGCTATTAACTTAGACGCAATCAGAGGTAGACTGAACAAACTACAAAGCACAACTTCAAAGAAAGTAGAACTTTGGAAACCAGCTCCGGGCAAACACACTATTCGTTTAGTCCCTTACAAATTCAACAAAGAGAATCCTTTTATTGAATTATTCTTTCACTACAACATTAACAACAAATCTTATCTATCTCCATCTTCTTTTGGCAGACCTGACCCTATCGTTGAGTTCGCTGATAAGTTGAAAAGAATGGGTGATAAAGAAGATTGGAAAGCTGCCAAGAAAATGGAGCCGAAACTTAGAACATTCGTACCAGTATTGGTAAGAGGTGAAGAAGGTGAAGGTGTAAGATTCTGGGGCTTTGGAAAAACTGTATATCAAGAAATTCTTGGTTACATCGCAGATCCTGATTATGGTGATATTACTGACCCAAATGAAGGTAGAGATATTACTGTTGAAGTAGTATCAGCTGAAGACAGTGGTACTTCTTACCCTGTAACAACAATCCGTGTTAAACCAAAGGAAACTCCTTTAGCAGCAACTAAAGAAGAAACTGACAAGTTTATTAATGGACAAACCGAAATCACAGACCTTTACCAAGAGTTGACTTATTCGGAATTGAAAAATGTATTAGAAGGTTGGTTAAACCCATCCGCTAATGGTGATGAAGATACATCTACTGCAGCAGTAGAAACGTTAGCATCTACCGCAAAAAATGATGAAGCACCATTTGATGTTGATGACGTAAAATCAGCACCAAAAGAATCACCGAAGAAAATCGATGATGTAGCATCAGCATTTGATGACCTTTTCAATTCATAGTAAATAAGTAACAACATGGCGAAAGCAACGAAAGAGGTAGACTTAGCAGAAGTGCTAGCGGACTCCCTAAACAAACAAGCAAAAGACCAAAAGGTAGCATTCTTTTTGGACAACAATGACTCCCCTACAAACGTAGAAGGTTGGGTATCAACCGGAGCATCAATGTTGGATGTGGCAATCTCTAATAGACCTTATGGAGGTTTGCCTGTTGGTAGAATTACCGAAATTACGGGATTAGAACAAAGTGGTAAATCATTAGTATCAGCACACTTACTTGCCGAAACACAAAAGTTAGGTGGTATCGCTGTATTGATTGACACGGAGAACGCCGTAAGTAGAGAATTCTTAGAAGCCATTGGAGTAGATACAACCAAATTACTTTATGTAGCAGCTGAGACTGTTGAACAATGTTTTGAATATACGGAAACAATCATCGAAAAGGTGAGAGTTTCATCGAAAGATAAGTATGTAACAATTGTTGTGGATTCAGTAGCAGCAGCATCAACTGAAAAGGAGATGGAAGCTGATTATGGTAAAGATGGTTACGCTACGGATAAAGCAATTATCATTTCCAAAGCAATGCGTAAAATCACAAATCTTATTGGTAGACAGAAAATCACTCTAGTTTTCACAAACCAATTAAGACAGAAGATGAACGCAATGCCATTCTCTGACCCTTGGACTACATCGGGTGGTAAAGCAATCGCTTTCCATGCATCGGTTCGTTTAAGATTAAAGAGTATGGGAACGATTAAGGC